TTCAAAAGGAAGTCTGCGTCTGAGAACGAGGGACTTGCCTAACGATGAATTAGGGATTGTACCATACAGTCCCACCCAACTTAGGATTAGGTGCTGCGCTCGAGAACATTGGGAGCCAAAACCACTTAAGGAGGGGGCTAAGATAGAGCTAAGTGATCGCTCTGCTTATTATATGCCCAGACCTTGTCAGGAAAGAGAAACTGGCATGGTCAGGGGTTTCACAACCGAACACGTCCCATTAGTTGATGGGAACTGCTTACACAACGCTTATAGATCCATCTGCAATAGGGTCTGCCAGGAGACTGGAAAACTGGACCAAGGAGTTTATGAGGACTTTAAAAAACATGCTTTACACAAGATTAAATCTTATTTCCCGACCGCCAACCATGGTGCGTCATGTGTAATGTCATGGCTATTATCCCTCGATAGCTCCAAGGCCCAATCTTATTCACGTGAAGTGATTGGTAAATCACTCACATCCACTCCTTACAAATTGTGTGAGAAAGACTTTGAAGTAGCAGGCTTTGTCAAAAAAGAGCTGCTCCCACAGAAAGCCAGAAGTAGCTTGGGTAAGCCACAAGGTGCTGATCCCAGATTCATCTCCGCCAGGTCGGCTGCCTTTACGGTGGCGACTGGTGGATGGGTGAAGGACTATTGTCATACTTTCGGAGAATTCTTTAATGGAAAAAGGTCTATGGATGAGTTCGATTTGTGTTACTCAATGGGTTTAACGGCAGAAGATCTTGGAACTTGGTTCGAGGATAAGTTAGCATTACACGCCAATCACGATTACCGAGTAGTCGAGGTTGATTTTTCTAGGTACGACGCGTCTTTACGACCAGAAATTCTTGAGGTTGAATTGGAGGCTTACAAGCATGCAGGAGTTCCCGAGGCGCTCCTTGCAGCGCTTGCTAAAAACTCAAAGTTGACAAAAGGATCATGGCAGGGGGATTGCGAAAAAGCACGATGTAGAATAGACTATAAAGTGCCAGGAACTAGGAAATCTGGGGATAATGCAACTTCGGTTGGGAATACAATCATCAATGCTCTTGTGCACTCTTTTATGTTTGATGGTTGCGATTTTTCAATGATAGCTTTGGGGGATGACAACTTGTCTTTTATTCGTCCTCCACCAGGTGTTAAAAACTTTGACGCTTGGTTACTACAACGACTGGAATTGGGAAAGAAACTTGGTTTGGGTGTTGAACCAATAATCTGGAAGAAGGAGGATGCTCGCAAGGCATCCTTTTGTAGTGGTTACTTCTTGCCAGTAGTACATAAGGCCTCCAAAACCTTACGTAGCTGTTATTTTCCAAAACTGGGCCGTACGCTGCTGAAG